TCACCTAATTTAATAGTTGCAAGTGCACTACCTATATCTGCCATTTTGTTAATTCAGTTACATATAATGTAGTATCAATTGAATTCATTATTTCATCATTTGTCATATGAATTTCATGTAATTTGATACCAAATTCTTTTGCTGCTATTCTTGCAAACTTTATATCACTACCACCCTCTGTTGTTACTACAAATGCTTCTAATTTAGGATATAACTTAGATAAAAGGTATGTTGTTATTACAGAATCAATTCCCCCACTTAGAAGTGTACAAATAGGAACATCCGAAATCATTTTTGCTTGAACGGCTTCTCCTAATAAACTTCTTATGTTCTTAATAATAGTATCTCTATCGTGTTCTATTATTTCGTTAGGTAGTTCATAGTAAGTTTTAACACTATGATATAATGTTTCATAGTTGTATTCAACATATGTACCAGGATAAACTGTCTTTACACTCTTCATGTAAATATCTGATAGAGGTAATCCTTTTTTCTCTGAACAGAATGCTAACTTATTAGTTAATTTATCAATTGAATACCAAAAAGGAAGTTCACCAATGTAATCTCTAACTAAATATGCAGTTTTACTTCGTGTATCAATAATACAAAAAGAAAACATACCATCTAAATCTTTGAAAGAATCTACACCAAACTCTAAATAAGAATTAAGTATAATCTCAGTATCGGATGTTGTTCTGAATGGTATTGTTATTTTACTCTTAAGTTCATCGGTAAGTTTACTTCCCCATAGTTCACCATTGTAAACTATACAAACTGTTTTATCTTCATTCCAAAATGGTTGATTTGCGGTTTCTGATAAATCTTGTATAGATAAACGATTGTGAGCAAAATAGAAATCTCCAACTTTTTCAATAGTTGAGTTATCTCTACCTCTATGAATTATTTTATTCAATCCATCTTTTACAGAAGATGAATTGTAGTTATTTCCACCGATAATTCCACACATACTAAAATGGAGCGTTTTGAATATCCCTCTCTATACAAGTACTCATATGGTCTGACCAATGAAGTATAAATTGTATATTACATTTTAGATAGTTTTTTGGGTCAAATACTTTGAAATATTTTACATTATCTTCATCATACATACCATCAGTAAGTTTGATTCCAAAATATTCATTTTCATTATACTTGATTCCATATTCTTGTAGTAAAAAGAAAGTTCTATCAGTATGTGTTAGATATGATAGTTCTGAATTACTAACATAAACTTTACCTTGATTTTTTACATGCCAATCAGAAGGATTATCTACATAGTGAATTTTACCTTTACTTCCTAACTTTCCTAAATCGTGGTGGAAAGCTGCAAATAATAATTCTTCTTGTGTAAAATCAATCGTACCACCTGCTTCTTTATAGAGTTTCATCATTCTGAGTGAATTTCTAGCTACATTCATAACATGGTCAATATAACCACCTTCGTACGCATTGTGATAGTTTATGTTTCCACTCGCTGGTGATAACATTAGGTTTGGTCCTAATTCTTCCATTGAGTACATATGGAGTAATTTTTCTAATCTCTCTCCATCAAAAGATTTTTTAATTGCTTCGATAAACTTATTGTAGTTTTCTTCGAGTTTTTTTTCATCGTATTTATTCATAATTTTTAAGTTTTAAATGTGTGTCCAAGTTTTTCTATTTACAATTTCTTCTATATTCCAAGTAGATACTTTGTAATTACGAGCTATTACATTAGTAGAAAACCCTTGTGAATAGAGTTTTCTTATTTGTATTACTTGTTCTGAAGTTAATTTAGAACGAGGATGTGATTCACCTCGTAATCTATTACTAAAAAACCATAAGGTTTTCCCCATAAATTTAATTTTGTTGTTCTCTGATTATTGGAATAGTAATTAAAGCATAATCCGAATATTGTGGATGCTTTTGTGTGAAATCACAGACTGTATCTAGTTTTAGTTTAAATGCTTCTGCAGTTTCAATATAGTATAGTACGTTAGTACCATCCATACTACTTAGTTTTTTACTCTTACTAAAAGGTACTTTTGGTGTACCTTTGATTTTTACTTCTTTGTCTTCTTGATGTACGAATTTTATTCCTGCCATATAGTATAAATTTATTTGTTACACAAATATACGAAAAATAAACGAGAAATCCAAGCTTTTTCTTAATTATTTATCTCATTGATAGCATTTGTATATGCCATCTCTGATTGTAAACCAGCAAATCTTTGTATTTCTTTTCCGTCTTTTTCAATAATAACAGTTGGTACTGACCTAACAAAGTATTTTTGTGCTACTTCAAATTGTGAATCAATATCCACATCTTCGAAATTAACAGTTCCAAACTTTGTTTTTACATTTTCCATAATAGGTGTTAACATTTTACATGGTCCGCACCATTCTGCATAAAATTTCTTAACTTGTATCATATTAATTCTCCTTTTAGATTATCTAATCTATGTTTTTTATTAGTTGATAAAACCTTTTCCTTAAGTTTTGTATTTATTTCTATTTTTAAATAATCAGATAATTTTTTCAAACCATCTTCATAATATACTTCTTCATACCAAAAAATTGGAATGTTAAAGTTTTCTGATAATTTTGCTATAACATCTGAATGTTTAGTGTATTCAACTAAACATTTATTTACTATCTCTTCATCTAGTATATTATATGGTTCTCTAATATCATATTTACTAAAATCATTTTTGTATTTTAGTTTTCTAAATGCCAAAGATTCAGATTGTTTTAATTTATCTTTTCTATCATATAAAATAACAGTATCAGATAAACTTATAACATCTTTACCAAATTCGTATAAATCAGTATAACCATTAGGTAACCTATGAATCATAAGTTTATACAAATTATTTTTTTTCAAAGAACCAAGTTCACCTTTATTATTTATAAAAGGTGAATTTTTAAAACCTAAATTCAAAACTTCCTTTAGGTATAACGATAAATTACTTGACCCACTTCGTGATGTACATAAAATACTAACCATCACACGCAACACAATCCGGGTCAACTGCTCTTGTTGCTATATCACCTCTAAGAACTGATTCAGTTCTCATATAGTATAATGTTTTTATTCCTTGTTTCCAAGCTTCCATAGTTACTTGATTAATCCATTTCGGTGATGCAATGGAAGGGAATGCTAAATTTAATGAAACTCCTTGGTCAATATACTGTTGTCTAACACCAGCTTGTTTAACCAAATCCATTTGATTAATTTCTTTAAAGGTTCTAAATACATCTTTTACAGGATAAACTTTTTCTCTATCTCCATTGGTGATTTCTTCACAAAGTACCATTTTACCAGCTAAGTAACACCATTTATCAAGTTCTTTGATATCTTGTACTGAACCACCATCTTCTAAAATCTTATCCCAAGTTTCTTTGTTATTGATACCTACTTTTCTTAGAACCTTAACTAACTCATTGTTCTTTCTAATGAAAGTTCCTTTTGCAGTTTGTTCGGTAAATACATTCGCCGCCCAAGGTTCAATACCAGCAGATACGTTTCCAGCTAATTTAGAGTTACTAACTGTTGGTGCTACTGCTCTTAAGTGAGTATTTCTAAATCCACTTTCTCTACACCAAAGAGGTTCACCCATTTCAGATGCCATATCTCTTGATGCTCTTTCTGATTCTATCTTTAACTGAGAAAAAATCTTACGAGTTTCAAATTGAGCCTCCATACCTTCAAATGGAATACCATTTTGTTGTAGGTAAGTGTGCCATCCTAAAACTCCTAATCCTAATGCTCTACCCTTTTCAGCAGATGCAACAGAATTTTCGAATCCTCTCATGTTTTTTGCTTTCTGAATGAACTCTGAAAGTACTCCATCTAAGAACCAAGTTGCTGTATAAACCAAATCAGTATCTCTCCACTCGTTGTATTTAGCAAGATTTACTGATGATAAACAACAAACAAATGAATGGTTCTCATCTGTGTGTAAAGTAATCTCAGAACATATGTTTGTCATATGAACTTTCAATCCATTTTTTTTGTACATATCAGGATTTGATTTGTTAACATTTCCTTTGTACATGATGTATGGTTCACCAGTTGCTTTTCTTTTTTGTAGTAATTTTCCCCACTTTCTTCTCGCATCAGGTTCACCTTTTTCTAGTTTTCTCATAAACTTATCACCTACAACTGCACATTGGTGTAGATTAAGTGATTGTCTATTTACATCTCCTTTAGGTTCTCTAATTTCTAGCCATTCTTCGAAATCTTTGTGGTCAATATTAAGATTAACAGATGCTGCTCCTCTTCTTACTGAACCTTGGTTAGTTGCAAGTATCGTAGAATCATATATTTTACAAAATGGTACAACACCATCAGATGTTCCATTACCTGTAATAGTAGCTCCTGCTGGTCTGATTTGGTTTACACCAATACCAACACCACCACCATGTTTTGCAAGTAACATTAGTTCTAAGTTCTTTGAACCAATATCATATATAGAATCAGCAACATCAATACCAAAACAAGATATAGGTAATCCTCTATCAGTACCAGTATTTGAAAGAACTGGTGTTGCTAAGTTTAACCAACCTTTCCAAATGTAATCAAAGAATTTAGTTGCCATCTGAGGTTTGTTCAATCGTTGAGCAATTCTTGTTGCTACTCTCCAATATGCATCTTTTGGTTTTTCACCAGGCAATAAATAACCTTTAGATATAGTTTTTACATAAATTTCTGTGTTTGCCCATGAAGGGAAATCTACATCTAATTCCCAATCTAGTTCTTCTCCGTAATTTTTTGCCATTTTATATTAATTGTTTTATAGTTTTCTTTTTTTGAAACACACCTTCTGTAAAATATGACCAATTACAAGTATGTCCCTTTTCAATTATTTTTGGATAATTTTCTCTATGAGCTGAATTAATTTCAAAATAGTGTGAATGTAAATCACTAGTATCTCGACAAGCGAAATAACTATAAATTGATAATACACAATTTTCATTTGAGATTAATTTTGCGTAATCTTCAAAATTAGAATAGTTAGGGTCATCATAAGTATCCATAAAGATACCATCAAACTTAACATCTAAAGTTGGGATTACATCTACCCAATTACCAAAGTATAAATGAACTTCCTCTTTACCTTCAGCCCACTTCTGAGCTTTCTTAAAGATTTGTGGATTTGATTCAATACAATGATAATTACCAACCTTATTATAGATTGCATCAGCACTATATCCTAATCCGAATCCAACATCTAATACCTTTCCACCATTTTGTGTAACGATATTAGAATAAAACTCCATCAATTCTTTGGATACTACATCCATAACAATTTTGGAATCATCTTCTTGATACGATATTCTCGTATCTGTTATTGTAACCTTTTGTTCTTTCAATTTTTTTAAAATAAGTCATCCCAATCTTCACCTTCGTTTGCCTTACTATAATCAGTAGGTCTAACTGCGAAGAAATCGGTATGAGTGTGTCCACCGGTTAGGTGGTAGAACCATTCTAAGTTTTCTGATTTCGTTTTATCGAATTCATGAATGGATTCATATCCAAGTTCTTTTAACTTTGTATTTGTTCTATCTTTAATGAATTCTTTTAAATCATCTTTATCAAGATTTTCTAAGTTACCCATTTCAAACATTTTGTCAATAAACTTTGTTTCTAGTTCAATAATCAATCTTGAAGCTTCTTCAATCGATTCTTTACATTCATCTAATAATTCAGGATACTCATCACACATTTGTCTGAATAATTGACAACCCATTCTTGAATGTAGAGATTCATCTCTTACACTCCATTTCATTTGTTGTCCTATACCTTTTAGTAGATTTCTCATTTGGAATGAGTATAGTACTGCAAAGGAAGAGTAGAGCGATACTCCTTCAGCAAATGCTGAAAATATCGCTAAGCTCCTACCTACTTCCTGTCTTGCTTTTGGATTTGTTGCCAAATCTTCATGTTTCCATTCTGCAGTAGTTGAAGTAAGGAGTTCAAACTTTTCAGCAACTGCAGGTTCGTGCAGAAATGCTGAAAAGTCATCTAATCCTAATGTTTCATTTAAGTATGAATATGCAGTAGCATGAATTGTTTCTTGTGAACCAAACATCATTGCCATCTGTCTTATCTCGTGTTTAGGAAACCAATCAGTAACCATATTAGTCCAATAATCAGAAACTGCACATTCAGTTTGAGCAAAACCAAGTAGAATATTCCCCACTAAGTTTTTCTCAGCAGGTGTTAATCTTTCATTCCAATCTTTAACATCACCCTGCATTGGGATTTCTGTATGTAACCAAAATGCTTGTGCTTGTTTTAACCAACCTTCTGTGTAGTAAATTGGATATTCGAAAGGTTTGAAGGGAATTCGTTCTGTAAATAGTCTGCTCATGATTAGTAATATTATTTAGATTCTTCTACTGAAGCCTTTCTATAATCAGTTACTAATTTTTTAACTTCACCAATTGCTTTTCTTGCTCTTGATTTAGCTGCCTTTGATGTTCCATTGTGTTCTGTTTCGAATTGAACGAATAAATCTTTAATCTGTTCAAATAGTTCTTGTGAATTTGCCATAAATTTTATTTTTTTTAATTGTTTTTGAAGTTGACCAACTTAATGGTCGTGTTTATAATTATAATATATATTAAAAAACGAAATGTTTTTCATATAATTTTTTTTAACATTTTAATTTTATCATAGTAACTGTAATTTAATCAGTCTATAATAGATTTTTTTGATACACTCTGTCTATTAAATCTTTGTTAGATATAGAAGTTATATCTATACCTACTTTATTATTATAATCAGAAGCTAATTCACTCCATGTTGATTGTGGAACTGTGAATATATGTTTTGTGTTACATAGTGCATACAAGTCTATAAAGTTTTTAGTATTTAGTTCTAAAGGCATTTCCCAAGATGTTATTAGTTTATAAAAATCTTCTTTAAAAATTAAATTTCTTGGATATCTTCTTATCCATCTTTTAAAGAAACTATATTCTAAATCATGAGAAATATAAAATTTTTGTTTAGGGTTTTTATCTAAAATCCTATCTATTTTTTCAAAGTAAACCTCATCATTTATAAAATCAAATTGATAGTGTTCCCATGCTGGCATATCATTTAATTTCATTGCAACATATTCAGCAACTATTCTGTGATTCCATCCTTCAAATAAATCTAAATTGATTGTATTTTTAGCAGTTACTTTTAGTTGAGTGATATCTTCATTACTAAATTTACCATTTATAAATGGCATTTGACCAGATGTTAAATCAAAACTAGTATTGAAATTAATAGTTGTTTTATCAGTATGAATCTTTACTCCTCTTCCTCTTCTTACATGAATACCAATAGCTCCACTTACTACATTTTGAATTTGGTCATTTATATCATCGTGTATAAATTTTAAACTTCTAATAAATCTAGTAGGATATTTTCCACTAAAAAAATCACATATTTGTCTTTTTGAAAAATCAGTATAATAGTTTTTCTCATTATCTAATTTTAACTTACCATCAATGATATCTTGAATCATATCATCTGTAATTGGACTATAATCAGTAAAATTTATTTTTCTTATATCTGTTACTGTTGTATCTTCTAAATTAATACAATTGTTAGTTTCAGGATTCTGATTGATATCAACTACAACTTCAAAATTATTATCATGTATATGATTTACAATTTTAACCAACTCCCAAACAAGTAATCGATTACATAAACCTGTATCGTTTGGTACATTTTTATTTCCCAATATTTCATCTACTGGTCTAAATATTCCTTTTTCGTTTAAATCTGCTACAACTATTTTCATATTATCCCATATTTTCTACATATTTTTTATGTAGTAGTTTTTTTGTTTCTAATTGTCCACTTGCTGCTTGTTTTTGAGCAATCACACCATCTGGTGAATTACCTTCGTAAACTTCAATGTAACCTGTATTTGTATTCATCTTACAAGGAAAAGTAATTCCATCAGGTCCAAATCTGTTTTTCATGATATGAGCTCTTGCAGTATCATTCAATTTATCTTTTGATTTTCTACTCCAACTCATAATGAAATCTGCATTCATAACTTTAGCATATGAATCTGCAATCTTATCTGCTTCAATTACTTCCGAATCAATAGCAGAACGATTGGTTTGAGATGCAGTCCACACTGGTATTTCAAGTGCACCACTCATACCTCTTAAATCTATATAAACACCACCTTGTTCTGCATATGTTGAATCTGTTTTATTTGAATCTGATAATAGTAAATCTGCATAATCTACTATAATTAAATCAGGCCTATTACCTGTAACTATCATTTTTTCGATGTGTTGATTTAATTTCTTAACAGAAACACCCTTTGGTGGAAAATACTTAATAAGTAAATTTCCTTGTAGTGATTGTATCTTTGATTTAACCTCTTCTTTCTTTTCTTTTAAATCAGTAGAAGGTATTTGAGTAAATACAGTATCATATCTAGCACCAACATAGTGTTCTGATAACTCCATAGAGTAATGAACCACACTTAAACCCTTTCTAACGGCATCTGCACCAATTGCAGTAAGTATCCATGTTTTACCTACACCAGAAGGAGCAACGATTACACCGAGTTCACCAGGTCCTAATCCTCCATCCATTAAATCATTGATAGGTTTCCAATTAGTTGGAACAGTTGAACGATTTAAATCTTCCATACGGTCATCAAAATCTTGTTTATAATCCAAACCTAAATCAGTTTCAGTACCAACTTTCATTGCATTATCTACTAAATCTTTGATTCTATCATAAGAACCTGCTTGTAATAAATCTACCGATTGTAATATTACATTTTTTAAATTCTGATTTTTACAAAAGTTTGTAAATTCATCTTTGATGTATTCTAAATCAACATTACCAACTTGTGTGAAAACATGACGAAGTTGTTCAACAACAGTTTTCTTTAATACTTCATTATCTACCTTAGATAATTGTGATTTAAATACGTCTAAAGTTGGTGCTTTTCTATATTCGTTATGATAGTTGATTATTTCACTTATAATCCATTTATTTGCATCGTTCTCAAAGAACTTTGGATTATTTATTTCAGATATAGTATCTAGAAATTTACCATCAGTAATAAGTGCAGATACAACCTTTGATTGAAAGGATTGTCCATATTTTGATAAAGTATCTACTTGTTCTGCCATTGAGTATTTTTAAAACTTATACAAATATACGAAATTATTTTTATAATTCCAAATTAATCTGTAATTAAATTTCCGAAAGTTGTTTTTAACCAATCATTGATATCACCGAAACTACCTAATGATTTATATTTTAATAAAATTTTCATAAAAGACATTTTATTAAGTGGTTGAATAGGTTCGTTGAACCTATCTAAGGTCTTCATTTTGATTTGACCCGAAATATCTACATCATCTAATTGCATTAAATCTTCATTAAGTAAGATTTGTCTTTTAGATTTTATAATATCTTTGTATATTTT